TTTTGAACTATCTGCAAAGGTAATATCATCACCTGTGCCTACAGCTATATCTGTACCACCTGTAGTGTTACCATTAGCAAGAACTTCAGCAAGTGAATCTGCTGTAGCAACTTGGCTATCTACATAAGCTTTGATTGATTCTGATGTTGCAACTGTTGTAGCTGATGCTGTACCAAATGTATCGTCATCTAAAATAGCTGAACCTGTAAGACTTGAATTAATTACTGCACTTGCAAAAGTAGGTGTAGCAGAGCCTGCATCTAAATAGCTTTCTACTCTAGCATTTGTAAAGTAAAGATTAGAAGAGCCTTCACTTACTGAATCAGTGTTAAATGAAATATTAGCAGTACCATCAAAAGATGCACCATTAATAGTTCTAGCAGTTTGAAGTGCTGTAGCTGTACTAGCATTACCTGTAACATTACCTGTAACATTACCTGTTACATTACCTGTTAAGTTTCCAGTAATAGCACCTGAAGATTGAATAGTACCTGTAATGTTAATATTACCAGTACCTGTTATATCGCTTGAGCTTAGGCTTATATCAGTACCACCTGTTGTATTACCATTAGATAAAATTTCAGCAAGTGTATCTACGCTACCAACTTGACTATCTACATAGGCTTTTATTGATTGTTGTGTTGCAAGTGCTGTTGCAGAATTAGATCCTAAGTTATCTTCATCTAGTATTGTAGTTACACTAGAACCACTTGAAAAACTTAGTGCTGTAATTCCATTTACAGTTCCACCATCAATATTAAATGTATTATCTGCAGCTATGCTTATACCTGTTGTTATCCATGCACTATTACCTTCATTTCTTATTTTTAGTACATTATTTGCAGTATCAATCCATAACTGATTTGCAAATGTTGTAGTTGGAGAAGTATCTCCGCTATTAGTAGATGCAATAGCAGATAAAGCATTGTTTAAATCTGATCTAAAATCTGCACCTGATTGGTTAGCTATATTGTAGTCGTGTTGTGCCATAATTAATCTCGTTGTTTTATTAGTTTACTATTACCATGTACTTATTGCCACCCTCTTCCATGTGTTTGTTGCGATACATACATAGATATAATTTGAATCCCATTGTATTTCACCTGTAGTACCAGTAGCGGTTGCTGATGCTGGTGTGCCATTAGATACTCTGCCTAATTCTTCACCACTATAATGCAAAGCACTGCCTACTCTATATAGCCTATCAGTCGTTGATGGTGGTGTATATGAGCTAAATTCTATAGCACCATTGCCAATATCAAAAATGCCTTGACCATTAAAACCATCACCAAAGGTTACTGGGTCAAAAAAAGTAGCACTACCAGCATCTACAATTAAACCATCTTCAAACTCAGCAACCTCTTCAAAATTAACCTTATTAGTAAAATTAACAAAGTTACCTGTTTTGCCTGATACAGTTCCATAGGTTTCAACTGTTGACATGGTAACTCCATTCATTTCTACCTCAGTTGTTTTAACTGGGTCGTCTGCAATGGTGAATGTGCTTGTTGTTGCTTCTGATTCAATACCTAAGCCATTGATAGAGGTTATAGAGTAGTTGTAGTTACTGCCTTTAGGTATAAAAGATAAGTCAGCAGAATTAGTATCTACTACTTTACTTATAACTGCATTACTTGAGCTATCAGTAATATCTACTCTAAACTCTTTAACTGGAAAGTCAGTTGGTTCATCCCAAGTTAAAGTAGGTCTATTGATAGCTGATGCATCTGTATCAGTAAAGACAACATTTTGCGGTGCTTTTAATGCACCTGCTGTTGGTAAGTTTACTGGGTCTTCAGTAGCTTCTTGACTTGGTACTTCCCAAGAATAAATATCAAAATATTCTATTGCACTAACTGAAACAAGACCATTTGGCTGCAGTTCTAATGCTTCAATTCTGAATACGTTGTTTGAATTAGAGGATGATAAGTCTAAACCTGTATAAGTAATATCAACAATATCACCTATATTTAGCTTATACATTTCAGGTGTACCTAAAAACTGTATTGATGTTTGCTTTCTGCTTCTTTGCAAAATAGCTTTTGCCATATTAGATGCAATATAAGGGTCTGTGATATATGGAAACTCTGCTTTTATCTCTAATATCTCACCATCATCAGAGTAATAATTAGGTGAAGCATCATGCAATTCTGTAACTGTATCTAACTCGTATTTCTTATTAGCATTAAAAAACTCAACAATGACTTTGTTTGCTTTTTTATCTTTAGTGCCATAGTCAATAGATATACCTGAATCAGCAATAATATGATCATCAGTAATGCTAAATGTAGAAGAGCCTGTATCTTCTATTTGTAACTCATACTTGCCATTTATATAAGTAAAGATACCTCTCATGTTTGCAAGAAGCTCTTTTGCATTATCCATGACGTTTTTATTGGTATCTACATAACCATTGCAATGAAATCTTTTAACTTGGGTAAATACAGAACCAGCTTCATCTGTGTAATCGCTAGGCAAATCATCATCAATAATAATTATGTTTTCTCTAGTTTCATCAAAGAACTCATCAGTTCTCCATGCATTAATGTTTTGTGAAGATAGAACAGTTGAACCACCTGAATCTTTTATAGTAATAACTTCATCTACTTTGTTTTGAAATGCATCGTCATAAGTATTAATACTAATTCTATTTGTACCTGATGTGCCACTCCAAGTTACATTTTGATAACTACCTCCATAAAAAGGTTGATTCTGTAATACATCGCATTTATCAGCAGCAGTTTCAAATGTAGTCATGTTTATATCTGCTGTAGCTAAACCTTTGCCATACTCATCTGACTGAATGTAATCTAAAAAACATAGAGCTGCATTACTTGACCATACAGTGTTAGTTGTTCTTGGGTCATATACCTTTCTACCTTTAACTTGTACTGTTATTTGTGGAACTCCTTGATACATGCCTTTTTTATCATAGTCAAAAGATCCAGCTATGTAGCAAATACCATTTAACTTATGATTAGTTGACCACTGAGAAGGTATAGATGCTCTAAGCATAGGGTCTGCTGTTTGACTGGCTGCACCATGATGTAAATTAAAAACAAAAGAATATCTAAGTGTTGGGTCAGTCCCTAACGTACCTGCATTTGAGTATTGATTATCACCAACTTGAGATGCAGTATTTAAAGAACCAGCACCTGAAGATATCTTGTCTGAACCAACATAACCACCGCCTTTATATATCTTGCCATCAAGAATACTATTACCATCTATCTCAATAGTTCTACCAAGTATCTCTTCACACTCACCAACAGCTAATGCATAGACAACAAATAAATCTTTAGATCTATTTTGTGCTGTGTCCATATAAACAATTTGTGCACCTACCCTTCTTGTTCCATATATGACTGGTATCTTGCCACCTGCAGCAGTTTTGTTAGCCATAATGTCTTGACCTTTAGCTAACATTTGTCTTGCTTGTAAGTAACCTTTTACACCAACTGCAAAGGTAGCAAACTGTATAGCTTTAAATACACCTGAACTAACAAACTTAGTTATTATTGCACCAATAGTTTTAAAAAATGCAAACATTAGCTACCCCACCTTACATCTGATTTAGTTTGTGTTGCATATTCTAAACCTCTATCGCCTGAGTAAACTGATTGTTGTGATTCATCGGAATAATGTCTGCCTTTTGTTAAATTCCAGTTAGCCCAATGAGAAGCAACACTCATATTTAGAATGCTGTTATCTATATTTTCTGTGATATTTACGTTTTTAATTTGACCTGTAAAGTAATTAATTACACCAACTAATGATTCATTTTCATCAAAATAAGCTATATAAACATTTACAACCTTGTCAGTAAAAGCACCATCTCTTACAAGTTGTCTTACTTGATTGGTTACATTTGAAAAACCAAGATTTATATCACTAACTTGTAGTTGCCCTGTTTCAGTTGTTGTATCAACCGCTAGAAAAGAACCACCAGCTTCATAAGAATTTGAATTATAAGTAACGTCTCTATAAAAGTCAGTTAGTCTTATAACAGTAGATAGATTTAGTTCTACAAGAAAGGCTGTTTTAGTTTGTTGAGCAGAAACTTGAGTTTGTAAACCTGCTGAAAGGCTTCTTGGCATTACTCAATAACCTCTCTTACATCAAAAGAAATGTTATAAAAACCACTGGTATCAGTAGTATATCTAATTTCATCATTTGCAAGATAAACATTAAAAAGAGGTTTGTTAGTAGTTACAGCTTCGTTGTCAGCAACATTAGCAACTAAGTTTGGTTGTATGTTTACTGTAGCACTACCGCCTGATGCAGTTACTTCATCTTGCACCATATAAACCTTTGAATGACCTGCAAACTTAATTAAGTCACCTGCTCTTAATGCATGATTAGTATGCGAAAAACCATCCATAGGTACAGCACTTGCACCTGCTGAAGTTGCACCATTAACAAGAATATCAGTTTCACTGTGACTAGTTCCTTTGTTGTTTAGTGGTGCTGCAATAGTAAAGTTTTCATAGCCACCCTTTTGTTTAGATAGAAATGCAAATATTTCCTGTGCTTTTAATTGGTCAACTGGTGGCATTTGTACTGTAAAAGAAAAGTATTGTGCACCTATTTGTCTTGCTGATTTTTTACCTGATAAAGTTTGGTTTAAAAGTATAGGTCTATTATCTGTAAATACTAATGACTTAAAATTTGGGTCTGTTGGAAATTGTCCTGACATTATACGACCCCCATTTTGCCTTGTGTATTCATGGCATTGTTAATAATTGATGTTATAAGTCCTTTTCTTGATGTTAGTAACTGGTCAAATCCAGCAGCATCAACTGTTGATATGTTGAAGTTTACTGTAGCACCGCTAACTGTTTGACCTTTTGTGTGATCTATAACAGTTTCATTTGGATGCACCATAGCCATAAAACCACCTTTACCATCTAAACCACCAGCTCTTACACCAGTACCAGTAAAACCACCACCATCAAAATCACTTAGAGCATCAACAGCATTACCAAAATCACCACTAATGATACTACCCATTTCACTTATAGTACCTTTAACCATGCCTACTGCTTTTTGTACTATGAATACTTGTATAAGCTCGTTTATAACTGCTCTTGCAACTGATGTAGCTAGTTCTTTAAAGTCACCAAATTTTTCTGTTGTTAGATCAAAGAAGTCTGTGAATGCATTTGTTAATTGACCTTCTACTGTATCTGCAAAAGATTTAACTATAGTTATGTTGTCTTTTATCTTCTTAGTTGTATCTTCATTTACTAATGTTGTAGGTATTGTTCTTATTTCTTGAGCCTTTTGTACTTTCTGTATAGTTTTTAAGAGTTTATCTCTTTCTTTTATATCTGCTGTTACTTGTTCTCTTAATTTTTTTCTTACCTCTATAGCTTCTTTATCTTGCCTTGTGTTGTCTCTAAGGCTTAAAGTAGTTGCTACTATGCTATGTTGCAATGCTTCATATTCTGCATTTAGTTCATCTAAACTTTTTAATTGTGGCTCAGGGTCAATCAATCCCATAGCTTCGCCAACATCTAAGAATGCAGTAGCTATTTCAATAAGTTTAGCTCTTAAAGGTGTTAAAACTTGTCTTTGTATACGATTCATTGCATCGTTAAATCTCTCTGCATCTCTAATTGTTTGCTCAGGTATTACACCTGTTGCAGATGCAGCTAATTCCTTCATTGCTTCAGAACCATCTTTACCAATAACTGCAAGTTTTACACCTGCTCTACCCATAAGATCAGCTAAAATAGCATTTTTTTCAAATTGACTACCAACACCATCTAAAGCAGTCATCAGCTCTATAAAAACTTGTTCAGCATCTTTTACTGTGCCGTCTGCATTTTTAACTTGTACGCCTAACTTTTCTAATGTTCTACCAGCTTCTGATGTTCTTAGCTGTGCTTGACCTACCATCTTGGTAAAGTTCTGCATCCCTTTATTAAACTCTTCAGTAGTAAGTCCTGCTTGTTGTGCAGCAAATTGATACTGCTGCAAGAATGTTGTGCTAACACCAATAGAATCAGCAACCTTACCAATACTATCTGCTACTTGTAATGCTTCATTACCAAATTGTACTAATTGTCTAACAGCAAAAGCACCTGCAAAAGCACCTGCAAGTTTTTTCATGGCTTTTTGTGTGCCATTTACGCTTTTATTTACAGAATTAAATGCACCTTTAGTCTTATCTTGTGCGGTGATTCTAAATTTATAATCAGTTGCCATTTTTCATTTGCCTATTTTTCTCTTCTAAGTAAGCTATCCATCCAGTGTACTCAGATAAGGTCATTTTGTCTTCTAGTTCCTGCAATGTGCAATGCAACATTTCAGCTAGATAATATTTAGCAAATAAGTCCTTATCTTCTGCTACTTTTTTGCTTGTTCCTCTACACTTGGACTGGACATGATTTCAGTTGCTACTCTTGCAAGTACATCTTTATCAACACCATTCATAAGTGCATGTTTGTCTGAAAGGTCAAATACTTTTTCACCTTCAGAATCTAAGGCTTTATATATTAAGCAATAAGCCATTAATGCAACATCATCGTCCTTTGCATATCTTTGCAACTTTGACATTTCTGCTAACGTCAATGGCTTTGCATATATCTTAAGAACCTTATCTCCATCACTCCATTCAGGTATCTCTATCTCTTTGATTTCTAAAGAATCAAAATGAGCTTTAGCCTTTTCTATTACTGACATCTTACTATGCTGTTGCTAGTGTAAGAGCAGATTTGCCTTGTACAGATATAGATGCTTCAACCATGCCATCAAATGATGCTGAAATGCTTAAACCTGTAACAATAGCAGTTCCTGTATAATACTTAGCACTTGAAGCAGTACCCTCAGGATAGAATTTTAAAACAACTTCACTCCCAGCTTGTAATGCTATTTGTGCTGTATCAACCTCATCCCAAAACACATCAATGCTTCCTGAGAAGGATTCTAATGTTGTTTCGTAATCTCTAAAGGTGTCTCCCATAGTTGTTACTTCTATTGTATCCATAGTATCTTCAACAGAATAAGATTTAATCTCAGCAACTGCATCTGTACCTACATGCACAGTACCTTCGCTTCCTTTATGAATCGCCATTTTCCTTTACCTCGTCTTTCGACTTTTTCTTAGAAGAAGATTTAATTTTATCTTGCGAATGGACTGCTTCCTCTTTCCAACCCATATTCAATAATGACTCAACTTTTGAAGGATGAGCTATTATAGAAACTTTACCATTTGGACTAATCATTTTCATAATTATCTCCTATTATACTGCTACGTCAGGATTTTTTTCCTTAACATAG